TTGGGAATTATTATTTAATGTGATGAGTCATTTCGCAGGTGATGATTTAGGTAAACTAGGTACGACTGGTTCACATACAACTGGAAACAGTGAAGTTTCTGAATTACGTCAACAAGTATCTGATTTAACTACACAAATTGGCGACTTGATTACTGCACTAGGTAATCACGTAACAGAGGTTCGGATTGAAGCCACTGCTGACAAACGTGCTATTTTCCAAGGTTCTGCTAGGTATATGAATGAAGAATTAAACTCTAATAGAACTACTGAAAACAGACTAGCCGGAAGAAGATTTTAAACAGTATTATTGACATTATATCACATCCATGGTATAATGTCTACATAGTTAAAAAGGGATTGGAGATATTAATTATATGACTCTTAAATTAAAAGTTATGTATAACGGTATGGAATTATCTAAATATCTTTATGTTGTAGCAGATGGTTTCGACCGAAGTGTAATTGGTGATAGAACTAATACAACTGTTAAAGTTGGTCACGCTGTCGGTGAAACATTTTTAGATACAACTAAAGGTATGAGAAGGATTACCATGCCATTCTATATAAATAAAGATATACCAGATGCTTTAGAAAAAATCGCACAAATTGTGAACGTAGAAGAACCAAAGCAACTAATCTTTGGAGATGAGCCAGATTGGTACTATTCAGCAATTGTTGATGGAACACTATCATTCACTCGATTAGAACGTGAGGGTAGTGGCACAATTACTTGGCTAGTACCAGATATGTACAAACATGCTGTAAATAGCACCACATATAGTAATAATGGTGTTAATAAAAATCAAATTTTATTCAACAATAATTCTAATGCCTCGACGCCAGTTACAATCACAGCCAAAATGAAGTCAGATAATGGCTTTCTAGGTCTTGCGTTAAACGGTCGCGCTTATCAAGTTGGCAACCCAACAGAAGTAAACGGTGTTCATTACGATAAATCAGAGATATTGATACCGGGCGACCCAATGCCAGACCCAAGCACCGGTGAGTTAAACAAAGCTGGGTTTGAGGTCATTCCGCCAACACAGGGAGCACTTAAAATGGGGGGGATTATTTGGAAGAATATTACCTACAATATGTTCGCTACTGATTTTGGTGACGATAGTTTTAAAGGACCCCACGGACCGGCGATAACGTATGAGTTACCGGCGGATTCGTTTGGGAATAAAGGCAGTAAGAATTTTGAGTTTAGATGGCACGCTGGTTTTGGGAATGTCCCAAATGATAACCAGAAAGTCGGGCAGCTCTGTGCTACCGTGCACGATAAGAACGGCAAGGCACTATGCTCAATCGCTTATAACGACCTAACTCAAGTTAAGACCGATTTTAATATTCGGTATGACATTAATGGCAAAAAATACTATGAGCAAGACATTAAAGAGCTTCCTAATGGATTTAATGGTCATGCTTATGTGATTAAATCAGGTTCACAATTCACGTTCCGTTGGAATTACTTAAAACCAGTAACTTTTATTTGTGACGAATTAAAAGACGCCGAAGCATACTACATCTCATTCAGCTATTTAAAGTGGATGGATGTGCCAAGGCCCGCGTACATGGGTGTTGTAAATTGGAATTTCAGAAAAAATATGACCAACTTATACCGTGACGTTCCCAACTACTTCCAAAAAGGCGATATAGTCGAACTAGACAGTGCGCACAACAAATTAACTATTAATGGGTTTGCTGACTGGGACCGTGTTGACATCGGCAGTAAACCACTACTTGCTGATGTCGGCGACAATATACTGGGGATTGTCACGTCTGAATGGGCAACGATGCCAGAAGTTACGGTTAGTTATCAGGAAAGGTGGTTATAATTAATGGAATGGTTTATTTTAAGTAGAGACATGCACGTATTGTGCGCACCTTCAACAGATTCACCTGATAGCCTACCTATTTTTAATGATAAGCAGACTCTTTTATTATCTAATAATACTGTGGTTTCAACCTACGATTTTAGTGTGCAACGAAAGCATCCAGATGCTCAATATTTGCAAATGGGCAATTACATTGTATTTGTTGATAAATACCACAAAACAAAAATGTATACCTTGATGAGTCATGACGGTGACGATTTAACGGACACATGGCACGCCGAAGATGTGGGGTTAGACTTGCTTAATGAGTCATCTGAAAAGTGGGATTACACAGGACATCCGCATGACATTGCATGGTATTTAAACAATCTTGTTATAGGAGATAGCGGTTGGACAATCGGCATTAATGAGGCTTCAACATTAAGCCGAGCGTTAAAGTTTGATGGTGAAACAGACACGCAATTAAGACGACTTGGTGATATTGCCAATCAGTTTGACGGCGCAGAAGTCGATTTTACTATTGAGATGAACGGCGCGAAGGTTACTAAACAAGTTATTAACATCTATAAAAAAGTTGGTTCATCCGTCACGCAGGGGCGTTATATTGATTCTATCAATTTAACATCACTTCACAGCTCTGGTTCAATTGCTGATTTGGTGACAGCTCTCAAGCCTTTTGGTGGTCAAATAGACATGCCAGAAGGACAAGAAGGTGAAGCACCTAGGATTAATATTGCAGACGTTGCTTATGATGATGGGCGTTACTACAGTCCTAAAGGTCATGTTTATCTTTATGACCGTGAAGCGCATCAGCAATGGTCACGATTCAGAGCTTATAATTACGCAAACCAAGGTGAGTTTGACGGATATATCGTTGGTAGCTACACCTATGACACAAAAGACCCTAACGAGTTGCTAAACAGAGCCTTAACAGAGCTTAAATCACGTAACAAGCCAAGTGAAACCTATGAGGCTAATCTATTAGACATTAACGCCGACATTGGCGATTATGTACAAATCGCACACAACCAATACAATCCGCCAATCTATTTAAGTGCACGCGTTGAACAGGTCGAAAATTGTTATACCGCAAATGGTCAAGATATTGGTGTATTAGGCGATTACCGCAAACTCGAATCGAACATTGACCCACGCATTAAAGAGATGCTCAGTGCGCTAGAAAACCAAATTAAAGCGCATTACATGTGGATTCGTTACGCCGAAGATGATAAAGGTAAGGGAATGACATCTGTTCCAACCGTCAATACTAAATATGTTGTTATTCTTGTCAATAAACCAACAGCTGTCCCAAGTGACAACCCAGCTGACTATGCTGGGCATTGGCAGTTAATTCAAGGTCAAGATGGTACGGACGGTATTCCAGGACCAAAGGGTGCTGACGGTAAGACCAGTTATACTCACTTCGCCTATGCTGATAACGTTAGCGGTACTGCTGATTTTAGCTTAGATGACCCAACAGGACGCTCTTATATGGGTGTTTACAGTGACTTCACTAAGGCTGACAGCACTAATCCTAGCGATTACGTTTGGTCATACACTAAGGGTGAGACGGGTCCAGAAGGTATGCAAGGTGTCCAAGGTCCTAAAGGTGACATTGGTATTCCGGGTAAACCGGGTGCCGATGGCAAAACTAGCTATACACATGTTGCCTATGCTGACAATGACAAAGGTGGCGGATTTAGTCAAAACCCTGCGAATAAAGCTTACATGGGCTGGTATACGGACTTCACAGCGAACGATTCAACAGACACTACTAAATATGCTTGGAGTTTGATTAAGGGTTCAGATGGATTAGATGGTGCTCAAGGTATCGCGGGACCAAAGGGTGCTGATGGCAAGACCCCATATACTCACATTGCTTATGCAGACACTGCAACAGGCGGTGGGTTAAGTCAGTTACCTGATGGCAAGAAATATATTGGTATGTATGTAGATTTTACAGAGAACGATTCTGGCGACCCTCAAAAATATGCTTGGAGTTTAATCAAAGGTGCTGATGGTAAGGATGGAACGCCAGGTAAAGACGGTATAGCAGGCAAGGACGGGATTGGTATTAAGTCAACGACTGTTACCTATCAGGCGTCATCAAATGGTACGACTGCACCGACCGGAGCTTGGACAGCTAACGTTCCAACAGTTCCAGCAGGTCAGTATCTTTGGACTCGAACAATCTGGACGTATACAGATAACACCAGCGAAACTAGCTACTCAGTTGCTTACATTGCTAAAGACGGCAATTCTGGTAAAGACGGCATTGCTGGTAAAGATGGCGTTGGTATCAAATCCACAACAATCACTTATGCAACAAGCACATCGGGTACAGTCACACCAGCTAGTGGTTGGGTCGCTAATCCACCTGCCGTTAGTCCTGGACAATTCATGTGGACGAAGACGGTTTGGAGTTATACGGATAATTCAAGCGAAACAGGATATAGTGTTGCACAAGCCGGCAATACCGGTGCCACTGGTCCTGTCGGTAAGGATGGGATTGCTGGTAAGGAAGGCGTGGGAAATAAATCTACAGCTATCGCTTATGCACAGTCAACAAGTGGGACCACACCACCAA